TGAATATCTGCAGATATATTTTCCGGCAGTTCCTCAGTCGTCTTCTGCATGACAAGGAGTATCAGAAGTTCGGTGACCAGCTGGAGTATCTCAATCTCAATCAGGTCTATTCGACAGAATTAGGGCGCTACTCGATGAATGGATGCACAGGCCTTTACTTCATGCTGACATCTGACGAGCCTACCGACTTACAATATGATGAGAACTTATGGCAGAAGTGATAGACGAACTCCTCAAATACGAGAAGGGGTGGACGGAAAATATGGCTGACTATTGGCGCGAGCGCATGGAGCGCTTGCGCACAATAGATACAGGCGCGCTCTATGCGTCCATCAAGGGCCACCTTGAGCAAGGCACAGTGACCACCATCGAACATACGTTTTTGCAATATGGTATCTATGTGGCTGCAGGAGTCGGGCCAGCTCATCGGTGGAAGAAGTGGACAGATGCGCAGGGTGGACAGAAAATACCACGTGCCAATGATGGCGACCTTGACTTTCTTAACAAGCAGTATCGAGCCGAGCATGAATTAGATAAACCCAAAAAAGTGGGTCCTGCCTGGGGCGGTCGAGTCGCTGGTGGCGAACCTATAGGCAGACGTGACTGGTTCTCGGCTAAATACTATGCCTCTGTCATGAAGCTCAATGAGCATGAGGCTGATTTCTATGGCGAGACATACAATGGACTCATGGCTTCAGCATTGACAGAGATATTCAAGGGCATAGGCGCAGCTCGCAACCTTTGACTCATAATTATATACATCACATATTATCTTTGCATCAAAAAAGATAAGCGCATGAAATACGGAATGATGATATGCGGTACCATCGGAGCCGGCTACGACTGGTGGTCGGGCACCTATGGTACACGTTCCAAGGATGTCAAGGCCTACCTTGACGCTCATCCGGACGAGGAGGTGGATATCGCCGTCTCCTCGCCGGGTGGTTATGTTGATGAAGGATTAACCATCTATCAACTTATCAAGGACCATGGCCATGTTAACGTCCACATATTGGGCATGACTGCTTCCATCGCTACAGTCTTGTGTATGGGTGCCAAGCATGTTGACATGTCAGTCGGCAGCACCATGCTCATTCACAATGCCTCCACGGGAGTTGCTGTCTGGGAGTCAGCTAACAAGCAGAAACTTGATGAAATCATCAAGGAGTGGCAGAAGCAGCGTGATGACCTCGACACCATAGACAAGGTGATCGCTTCCGTCTATGCCAAACGCTCAGGCAAGACCAGCGAAGAGATGCTGAAGCAGATGGGCAAGGAAAATTGGTTGAGTCCGGAGCAAGCTTTAGAGTTGGGCCTCGTAGATGAGATTAGAGGCCTTGATGACGAAGACAAGAAGCGTCAGACCAATCTCTCCAAGCGCTTCACCAATGCTTTCTGCTCCAACTTGGGTTTGCCGCCATTGCCTGGAGCAACCGCTGATGAGCCCTCTAAAACATTTCTCGAGAAGGTTGCCGCCACACTCAGAGATATGTTCAAGAATAATACTCAAATTTCTAACATGAAGAAGAAATTCCTCAATCTTCAGACCCTCCTCAATCGTAAGGAGGATTTTGAGGTTAATGATGAGAAGATTACTCTCACCGATGCAGAGATGCAGAAAATCGAGGATGCTCTTGCCCAGAAGCAGAAGGACTTGGATGACAAGTCCGCTGAGCTCGACAAAGCAAGCCAGGAGGTCAAGGACCTGAAGGCGAAGGTAGAGCAGAAGGACAAGGATATCCAGGACAAGGATAAGGAGATCAAGGATCTCAAGGGCGCACCGGGTTCTGATACCCATGAGGACGTCACACCGGAGGTTGACAACGTTGACGCTGGTGAAATTTTCAAAGCTTTGAAGCAGATTAATTAAAATGGCAGCTTTAGAAAATACAATTCAAATTACTCCTGATTCTCTGAAGACCAGCTTCGCTAAGTACCGCAAGGACATCATTCAGATGCCGGTACGCGCTCTTGACGAGGCTGCAAAATTCATGAGCCGACGCGTGGGCGTTCGTGGCAAGGAGACTGTCGGAGAGCTCGCAGGCGACATGGAGCTCGGGCCATACTCTCTTACTCGCAAGGATGAGAATGGCGTTACCATCACAGGCCGTACCTTGGAGACATTCCTTGGTTCATGCGTCAAGCCTTTTGAACCAAATGCTGTTCGTGAGTCTATCTGGGGCTCAAATGTTTTCCAGGGTGAAGCGCTCAAAAACCAGCCTATCACCAAACTGATTGGCATGTTCCTGGCAGGCAAGATAGGTGAAGCACTCTTCAAGAACCTCTTCACCATGAAGCGTAACCCAGCTGGCTCTGGTACCGCAGACCTCGCTGATGGTTTCAAGACTATCTCCGATGCTGACATCAAGGCCGAGGCGATTTCTGTAGGGAAGGGCAACCTCTTCAATACAACCGCGATGACTGGTGTCAACGCTGTCGATGCTGTCGAAGCATTCTATGATGCTGCCGATGCTAAACTGCAGGGCATCAATACCTACATGTTCATGAACAGCCATGAACTCACGCTCTACCGCCGTTGTTATCGAGACAAGTACGGAACAGTCAACTGGAACAATGAGTTCAACCACAACAAGATGGATGGTGCCAGCAACTGCACCCTCGTAGGTCTTGATAACGTGCCTAAGGGCTACAAGATCATCACTCCTGGCAGCAACATGCTCATCGGTTTGGCCACCGATGGCGACAAGGCGAACTTTGGTGTAGAGAGTTCTCTTGACTCTCACTTCCTGGTTGACTTCGTGGCAACCATGTACTTCGGTACTCAGTTCGAGTCGATTTCCAAGGAACGCATCCTCTTCGGTTATAACACTATCCCTACAGAGTAGGGGGTAGCTGTCTTTGGTTATACATTATATTATATATATATGACAACTCAGAAAACATGTGCTTCAACCACAGACCTCTATGAGGATGTGTTGAAGTGTCCCGGTGAAAAGAGACTGCCTGGTGTCAGAGCCTACGGTTTCTTCATTCCACGTCGTTACATCACCAAGTTTGCAGAGCCACAGAAGGAGGCTGCCACCTCACTCAAGGATTATCTCGTCATCAAGGATAACCACACCATTCAGGCTGACAAGGTCTGGTTTAAGGTAGCCTTCGTCACAGACAAGAGTTCTTTCTCGCCAGAGGCGCAGGGTGAGCATAGCTGCAAGACAATGAACCTCAAGGCTACTCTCATCCTCCCAGGAACAGAGGAGGAAGCTTCAGCACTGGCTTCCATCCTCCTCAACGATGACTGCATCTTCATGGTACCTGAGCGCAACGGCAAGCTTCGCCAGTTCGGTGACGAGACCTTCGAGGTCGACGTGACACCTTCTCAGTCTTCTGGTGCAGGCATCGCAGACGAGACCAACACCACACTGGAAATCTCTGTCAGCTGCGAGACCATGCCTCCATTTTATTTCGGTACCCTCACAACTGCTGAAGGAACCATCAGCGGCAAGGATTGCAAGCCAGTGGAGGCCGATGCTGGTACAGAAAGCCATTAACAAGGGATTCGATTTTCCTACATAACTACTATCAGTGGCGGGGCGATGCTTACATGAGCTCGCCTCGCCATTTTAATTTTCTATTTATTATGAATGATCCGAAATTCACCGAAAAGTTGAAGAAGTGGTTTGACAGCGAGTATACCGATGCCAACATCAGGGAGGGAGCGCTGCTCCTCCTTCAGATGAATAACAATCGCCACCTCTACCAGCTCATCAACTTTGACCCTCAGGGCAAACTCGATTTGCTCAAATATGAGCTGCAGAAACATCTCAATTATCGCATCGAGGGCATGACCATCGATGATGTGAGAGACTACGACAAGAAGGTCACGCCTATCCTTCAGACTGCGGTTGACAAAACATCAGAGGCAGACAAGATTGCCAAGCAGCTTGCCCCTCATCTTCCGGTCGTGGAGTCTGAAAACCTCGATTCCATCGTGCCTTCAGCCATCGTAGCCAAGGGCAAACGAGCAGACCATGACCAGTTGCCTGAAAACATCCAGGCTATTTGGGAAAATAACTGCGCTCTGTGGAAGAAAATCAAGGAACACTTTGAGGCTTGCAAAGCTTACGACATGTCATGTGACAGATACGAGGGCTTGCATGCTGCCGACGAAGACTTCAAGCGCATGCTCCTTACACTTAAGGAGGAGTACTATGCATACAAGCAGGCCATGGACGTCTACGACCATGCCCAGCCGGGTGATGCCGAGAAGCAGCCAGCGGAGGAGCAGCCAGAAGCAGCCATCACCTCCAAGCAGATTGGCAATGCTCGATCCTACATCACCAAGAACATTGACCAGCTTATTGGCTTAACGGAGGCTGGCAACACAGACAAAGCTGACGCCTTGCGAGCAAAGGTCAATGAGCGTGTGCAACTCCTCATTACTGCCAAGGCAGAGATAACCGCTGATACCATCGCCAAGCTTCAGCAGGCTGGCATCACCATGGAGCAGCAGGCTTCAGCCGATGGCGAGGAGCAGCCAGAGAGTGCAGAAGAGGAGGTTACAGATGAGGGCGAAGCAGATACAGCAAGTCCTGAAGCCGCTTCAGCAGAGTAGCTCGCAGGTCTTCCTTGGCCAAGGTCTTCACACCCTTGGTCTGTTGGGGTGGATTCTGGAGCAGACAGGTGCAGCGC